CCGTGCGGCGCCGTAGAAGCTGAGTCCGTGCCGCCGTGTGCGGTTCGGCAGCTTTTCGTCCATAACCAAAGTCAGGCTCATCTGCTTGGCAATCTCGCGGATGATGCTGTGTGCGGACACCCCCGCGCCGAAGCCCAGCGATACCGCCGTATCGCGCAACTCTACCCAACCGTCGGCCACCGAAAGCTCCGTAATGCGTTCCGTGCCCTCGCGGTAGGTGTAGGCATCCACCACCCCGCCCGCCGCCATCAGCACTTCGCCCTCGTCTTCGGCGTAGCCCGCGTACAAAACGCAAAAACCGTCAGGCTTGCTGACGGCTTCGATGGTTTCCGGTGCCAGGTTGTAGAGTTTCAGACGGTGGATATTCGGGTCGGGCTTAGTGTTTTTCTCAATCTCAAACTCAATCTGCAACGGCGGCTTGATTTCCACGCCTTTGCCGCCCGCCTTGCCAATCAACAGGCGGTATACCCGGTTAAATTTATACATAATTCTTGCCTTAATCCCAATTTGGGACTATAATTACAACATCATGAAAATTATAGCCATCTCCACCCTGCGCGAATTTTGGACAATCCATCCCGATGCCGAACAGCCGTTAAAGGCATGGTACACCGAAGCAAGAAACGCCGACTGGCGCACCATGCACGACATCAAAAAGATGTTCGCCAGCGCCAGCGTGTTGAAAAACAACCGCGTTGTATTCAACATCAAGGGCAACCGCTACCGGCTGATTGCTTCCGTTTGGTTCAAAGCAGGCTACCTGTATATCAAATTTATCGGCACCCATGCCGAATACGACACCATCGACGCCGAAACCGTAGAAAGGAAATAACCATGCTCCCGCCGCTCAAACCCATCCGCAGCGAAACCGACTACCAAGCCGCCCTCGCATCATTGGGCGCGTTCTTCGACCGCAACCCCGACACAGCCCCGCAGGCTGAAGCCGACTATTTCGAAGTGCTGGCCGCGTTGGTGGAAAGCTATGAAGAGGCACATTATCCGGTCGCGCCGCCCACGCCGATAGAGGCCATCAAGTTCCGTATGGAACAAATGGGGCTGGAAGTCAAAGATATGGACGGCATCATCGGCAAGCCAAACCGCGTATACGAAGTGCTGAACGGCACCCGCCCGTTGAGCCTCGCCATGATTCGCCGCTTGCACGAAAAGCTCGGTATTTCCGCCGACACCCTGATTCAGGTAGCCTGAGCTGGCAAATACACCAGTTCAGCCATACCGTCGGTAAACGACTGCCGGCCTATCGGCTGCCCGCCCAGCGATGCCGCCCCCAGCTCGCCTTTCGGCACGGCCAAGTGGCGGAAGCGCCCCAGCAGCGGCCAATCGGATACCAGCCGGATACCGGACAGAATCACATCGTTTTCGGCATTCTCCAGCGATAATGTCCACATTGCTTCATCATCGTTCCATGCCAGATGCAAGAAACAGGTCATTTCATCCAGTTCCGCTTCGACAATGAAATCGTTTTGGTCTGCGAATGGGATTTTTACCGCACCCATGGAAGCAACCTTTCATAATTTCCGTACACAGCACCGTCTTTTAGGCGGGAAGGAGATAGGCCGGCAGCTTTGGCCCGCTGTCCCGCCGGCGGGCTGGGCGTGGTTTTTGCCGCCTGCCGACCGGCAGCCTGCCTGCTGGTAACACGGCCTGCCGGTTTTCGCGTCTCCCCCGCCTTGCCTGCCGCATTCTGCCGCACCTTGCCGGGCGGAATATCCGCCTCTCTGGTTTTGGCTTTGCGGATTTTGGTCAGGCTGATGCTGATATGCAGTTTCTCGCCGTCATCCGCATTGCGCGAAATATCGCAGCTTTCCATAGCGAAATCGGGGTAAACATCTAGGCCGGTAACAACAGTAATCGGCTGCCGCTGCTCGTTAATCACGCGCAGGGCTTCCTTGGCTTCAATCATCTTGCTGCGGCCATGCGTTCCGAACAAGCTCACGCTTGCGCCGGTGACTACCCCTTCAATCGTCAGTTTTTCGGCTTCGGTTGAGATGTGGTCGCTTACCGGTGCGCCATCTTCTACCGCGTACTGTGTTACCCCGTTGGCTAGAGATGTTTGCTCGCTGATTAGCGCATCCAACTGCAATGCGCCAATCATGGTTTGCGGCGTATCTTTCAGACGAAATACTAAGTCGATAAGTGCCATTTTTTACCTTCCTAATGCAGGGTTTGATAGCCTGTATCGGAAATTGTTATTAACGCGGTTCGCCGCTGCCGCCGGGTCGCGTGCGCCGTTTACGGTAGTGTTGAAGTTTTGCACATAACTGCCACCGCCCTTAGCCGCCGGGACGGGCGCAGAAAATCCGCTAAAACTAAATCCGCCGGACACCAGATTTTTCAGGTTATTCCAGCTTTGCACGATGTTATCAATCCAGCCGGTAACTGCCTTGATGGCGTTATCCCAAGCGGTTTTCACAAAATCCGTTACCGCCTGCACTGCCGTTTTGATACCTTCCCAAGCGGCGCGGCCTCTGCTTAATACCCAATCCCAAGCCGCCGCAGCCGCTGCCTTGATGCTGTTCCATGCGGAAAGCGCCTTAGCTTTAATCCAATCCCATGCCGCTGCCCCCGATGCTTTAATATCATCCCAGTAATACCAAATCAGCAGCAGCAGGCCGATGATAATCATCAGAATAGCAACAATCGGATTAGCTATCATTAGGGCGTTGATAACCGCCACCATCATCCTGATGCCGCGTAAAACCGCAAACACCACTCCAATGATTTTTGCCAGTGCCATCAGCACTGCTAGGATGGCAAAGCCTTTGACAGCCCACTCCTTGAACGTCATACCCGCGCCGAACAACAGCTCTTTGATGAAGCCGAAGATGTTTTTTACCGTCTCAATTTCATCCGCCCATTCCGAAGACTGGCCGATTAGGTCGCCCAGCAGCGAATCGCCGCCCTGCAGCCAAACGTAGAAATCCTCGCCTATCAGGTAGAGACCGTACAGGATGGCCGCCAGCCGCACCATCTGACCCAACGTGCGTCCGAATCCGGCATTCATCACGGCGTGTAGCTTTTGCTGTGCTAGCGTGAGCAGGTTGGTTGCGCCGGTAGCTTCTAAAAGCGCATTACGCCACAGCGTGAACTTAGCCACCACCATCCCGCCGCCTATCAGCGTTACCAGCATCTCGAAATTGTCGATTATCCAGTTCGATACCCTGTAAAACGCCTCTGCCGTGCGGGTGGATTTATTCAGGCCACTTACCACCTGCCCAATCTTATTGCGGATGATGGTAAAGCTGCCGGAAAACGTCTTGGGCATCCGTTCAAACTCTTCATTGAGCTTGTCGGCCTGTTTCAGCAAACCCTGCGCCAGTTCTTTACTGGTCAGCTTGCCTTCCTTGCCCATCTCGCGCAGCTTGCCAACCGGCACGCCGAAGGCATCGGCAATTGCCTGCGCCAAGCGCGGGGATTGCTCAAGAATAGAGTTCAGTTCATCGCCGCGCAGCGTGCCGGAACTCAAAGCCTGCCCCAGTTGCAGCAAGGCCGCCTGTTGTGCTCCGGCATCGCCGCCGCCGATAACCATCGACTTGCCGATAACGTCCGTCAGTTGCAGCGTTTGGTCGGTGGACAAACCTAAGTCGTCTTTGTTGCGGGCTACTTTTTGGAACAGGTCGGCGGTAGCGGTAAATTCCTGCCGGTTGCGTTGTGCGGACTTGAACAGCTCGTCCATCACATACTTCTGCTCTTCCACGCTCTTAGTGGTCAGCGACACACGGCCTTCCACACTCGCCCAGTCGTCGGCCATACCCATCAGCATACTCACGCCGATGCCGCCCAATACCGCCCGCACGATGCCGCCTAGGCGCGAATAGGCCGCCGCCGCTTGGTTTGCCCCGCGAACGGCGGTATTGTTGCTTTTCTGTATTGCCTCGCCGTAGCCCTGTGCCGATTTGCGCACCCGTTGTACGGCGGCGCGATAGCGCCCGATGCCGGACTGTTCCAATTTGAAACGCAGCAGCGTTACCAGTTCTTGTGCAATCATGATTTGTGCCTTGCCATTGCTGCCGCTTCGGCAGCCTCCTGTGCATCCCTTACCGCGTTAATCTTCATCAGGTCAATCAGGCTCGCCGTCCCGTTTTTGACTTCCGAGAGCGTGATATGGCCTCCCATCACGGGCCGCCATATCACAAACTCTGCCGTCAGGTCTTCGCGGAAGCTGCCGACTGTACTTTGTCTTTCAGCTGTGCTTCCAGTCCAGAACGGGCGAGCCATTGCATCAAAGGGTCGGCGAAGTTCTCCCGAATGACTGCTACCATCAGCTCTAAGATTTCTACCGCGGTTTCAAACACCAGCTCGCGGCGGTCGGCAGTCAATTTCTCTAAATCACCGTCTGCGTTCTCTACCGAGATATAGTCAGGGTCGAGCAGGCGGTTTGCCCATTTGGTTAGCGATTTGCCCGACAAGCTGCCGGAAAGTGCGGCCAGCGCATTCATTGTGCCGTCTTGTTCACCTTCCGGCTTCATCAAGCTGCCGAGAGCCGGTAACAGCTCTTTTTGCAGGTCGCCAAACACTTCTAAGGCTGTAAACGCATCCATGCGCGTGATGCCGAATTTGTGTGCGCCGATGCTGACAATTTTCGGTTTACGCATTAGTTACCCCCTACAGAGTAAACAGCGGAAGCAGTCTCAAATACCCATTCGCGGCTGCCTACTTCTTTGCCAAATTCGCTATTGGGTTTTTTTACAATCCACGCCGCACCGGCCATGAACAAGGTATCGCCGCGCAGGTCTTTAATCAGCAGCGGCAGCGGCATCGCGCCACCTGATGCAATATCCGCATCATGGAGCGCGCTCAATACGTTATTTGATTGGCTGGTTTGTTGCAGGGTAAGCGTTACCTTGCAGCGTTTATCCGCGCTCATAGAGCGGGCTACTTCGCCATCTGCCCCGGCTTGGCTGGTAATGCCGTCAGCCATCTGCTCAATCGAAACGAACGTGCCGTCTGTCATGCCCTTGACGCTGTGTGCGCCGAACGTAACCGCCACGCGGTCGCTTGCATACGTTTTTACGTCTGCCATTTTGGTTCTCCAAGTAAATAGGCCGCCTGAAGTTCAGGCAGCCTTGTTTCAGATAGCGTTACAGCGTATAGCCTAGGCTGAATTTGATTTCTACCAGATGCACCGCCCCAGCCAAGCGAGCCGAGCCGCCACTATACTGTGCGAT